TTCGCGACGAGTCGCGCGAAGCCCTGCGCGCGCTCAATGCGGTCGATGCGGCCATGCGCACGCGCAAGGAACCGCCCGGCCCGACCGAGGCGCCGGCCGGGGCGCTGACGCCGCCCACGGTGAAAATCCCCAAAGCGCCGAAGACCGACAAAGCGGCGTTCGATGCGGCGATGGCCGAGCTGAAACTGCAAGAGGAAATCAGCAAGCTCACGGCCGACTTTCACCGCAATGCCTACAAGGAAGAACTGGCCGACATCGAGGCCAAGGCCAAGGCGAATTTCGACGCCGGGATGCGCGAGCTCGCGCTGGCGGAAGAAGTCAACAAGCTCGCCGCCGACTTTCACCGCAAACGCTACGAGGAAGAGCAGAAGGACATCGAGGCCAAGGTCAAGGCGAATTACGACGCCGCCCAGAGAGAAATCGATCTGCAGAAGGAAATCAATGCGGCCGTCGCCAAGTATCAGCTCGCCACCAGCGAAAACCTCGACAAGGAACTCGAGCAGCGCGTGAAGCCGGTCCGCGACGTGTTCGATTCGCTGGACCGCGCCCTCAGCGGCACGGTCATGGGCGTGCTGCAAGGCACGCAGACCATCGGCCAGGCCTTCGAGCGGATGGGCGTCTCGATTGCCACCTCGCTCGGCGAGAAGGCCATCAAGCAAGGACTTGACGCGCTCGAAAAGGCCATTACCGACTTCCTGAAAAGCGAAGCCTTCACGACCTTCATCGAGTGGATCGCGAAGCTCGGGGGCATCATCGGCGGCGCCTTTGCCGGGGGCGGCACGGGCGCGGGTGCCGGCGCCATCACGGGCGGCAGCGCGACGCAGACCATCAACATCGACTTCGATCAAGGCATGGCGGCGGGCGGCATCGTGCAGTCGCCGACGATCCGGCTGCTCGGCGAGGCCGGCCCCGAGGCCGTCATCCCGCTGAACCGACTCGACAGCGAGCTCGCCACCGGCGGCGTGCAAGTCAACATCATCAATCAAGCGCCAGCGGTCGAAGTCACGCAGCAACGGCGCACGACGGCGACCGGGACCGAGGTCCATGACATCGTCATCCGCGAATTGCGGCGGATGGTCGGGACCGGCGAAATGGAAGGCGTCATGGCCCCGTATGCCTTGCGGCGGGTGCCGACGAACCGCTGATGGCGGCCGTCTGGCCCGCGAGCCTCCCGCCGCGCATGCTGGCCGATCCCGGCGCGACGGAGCAACCGCCCGACATCATCCTGGAGTCGGCGATGGATGCCGGCCCGCCGAAGGCCCGGCGGCGCTTTACGGCGGGCTTCCGCATGGTCGGCGGCTCGCTGGCGCTCACGCACGCGCAGCGGGCCACGCTCGACGCCTTTTTCCTCGACACGCTGGAAGGCGGCGCGCTGCCGTTCGACTGGGTGCATCCGATCACGAGCGAGCCCGCGACCTTTCGCTTCCTGCGGCAGCCGGAAGGATTGCGGTATCGGCAGAACTACCCCGACACCGTGAACCTGATCGTCGCCGAGCTCCAGCTGCGGATCATGCCATGAGCCCGCGCTCGCTGTCGTCGGCCGCCGTCCGCGCGCTGACCGCGCAGGAGACCGGCGAGGCCTTCCTGATGCTCGTCACCATCACGCACGACGATCTCGCCGCGCCGCTCTACTTCGCCAATAACACCGTCGACGTGACCAGCCGGGGGCATCAGTTTCTCGGCTGGCCCTTTGAGGTCGCCCTCCCCGACGAGCGCGAGGACGCGCTGCCGACCGTGCAGCTCCGGATCGACAACGTCGACCGCCGGATCATGGAGGGGATTCGCGGCCTCCTCACGGCGCCGACCGTGCTGCTGGAAATCGTGCTCGCGAGCGCACCCGACATCATCGAGGCCGGGCCGTTCAACTTCACGCTGCGCGGCGTCGAGTATGACGCGCTCGTGATCACCGGGACGCTGGCGCCCGAGGACGTGCTCAACGAGCCGGCGATGCAGTACAGTTTCACGCCGGATCTGTTTCCGGGGCTCTTCCCGTGATCGCCGCCTGGGCGCGCCGGTATGTCGGCATTCCCTTCGCCGACGGGGGGCGCACGCTCGACGGGCTCGACTGCTACGGCCTGCTGGTCGCCGTCTATCGCGAGGAGTTCCACATTGACGTGCCGTCCTATGCGGGCGCCTACGTCTCGGCGCACGAGCGGGATGAGGTCGCCGCGCTGCTCGCCCACCGCATCCCGGCCGATGCGTGGATCCCGATCCTGGGCACCATCCGGGTCGGCGATGCGGTCGTCTTCCGCGTCCTCAATGCCCCGTGGCATTGCGGCGTCATGGTGAGCCCGACGGAATTCCTGCACGTCGAGGAAGCGCAGGGCACGACGACGATTGAGCGCTTGGATTCGTATCGCTGGGCGCGCCGCCGCCATGCGGTCTATCGGCATCCGAGGCTCGCGTGATTGTTCTGGATCGGCCCTTCGCGACGGAGCGGCGCGAGCTCGCGGTCCAGACCGGCCGGACGATCGCGCAGTGGATTGACGACGCGGGCATCCCGGCCGGCACGCCCACGCGCGTCTACCTCAATGGCGATCTGATCTACCCCGAGTGGTATCACGTCGTGCGGCCCAAGCCCGGCACGCACGTCCTCGTGCGTGTCGTCCCCCGGGGCGGCGCGAGCCGCACGCAAAAGAATATCGGCACGCTCCTGACGGGCTTGCTCCTGGTGACGATCGGCGCCGTCTTGGCGCCCTACGGCGGCGGCACGCTCATTCTCGGCGGCACGTCCCTGATGCTCACCGCGATGCTCAACTGGATGAGCAGCAACAAGCAGACGCCGGGCGGCGGGTTCAAACCGCTGGCGGGCATTCACTCCAACCAGGAACCGGAGAGCCCGACGCTCTCGATCAGCGGTCAGACGAACGCCGCCCGCCCGTATGCCGTCATCCCGCGCGTATACGGCACCCACAAGATCTATCCGCCCTACGCGGCGGCGCCCTACACCGAAACCGTCGGCGCCGATCAGTACCTGCGCCTGTTGTTCTGCATCGGGATGGGGCCGACGGAGATCGACGAGCTCAAGATCGGCGACACGGCGCTGTCGAGTTTTCAAGCCGTCGAGACCGAGGTGCGGACGGGCGTGGCCGGCGAGGAGCCTCTGACGCTCTATACGACCGACATCAACGAGGCGCCCCTGAGCATCCTGCTGCTGGCGGGCGTGCCGCAGATCCGCACGAGCTCGGCGGACGCGGTCGAGCTCTCGGTGGATGTCGTCTATCCCGAGGGCGTCGTGCAATTCGGCGGCGAGACCGGCACGGACAAGCTCGCGACGACCGTGAGCATCGACGTCGAGTATCGCCTGGTCGGCGCGACGCCGTGGACGACCGCGCCCGGCTCGCCGATCGTCACGACGGATGCCCGCCAGTCCCTCACCCGCAACGGCCTCCGCTGGGTCGTGTCGAGCGGCCAGTACGACGTGCGCCTGACGCGCACCACGGCCGACTCGGCCGATCCGCTGCTGCGCAACGCCTCGTTCTGGTCGGCGCTCCGGACCTACGGCGCCGCGCCGCCGGTCAACCTCGAGGGCCTCGCCCTCGTCGCCATGCGAATCAAGGCGACCGATCAGCTCAACGGCGTTATCGACTCGTTTAACTGCGTGGCGCATAGCCTCCACCTCGACTTCACGAGCTATCCCGCCGTGGTCGAGGAAGACGGGCCGATCGGCTACTGGCGCCTCGGCGAAGTGGCCGGGGCGCCGACGGCGTTCGACTCGAGCGGCAACGGCCACCCCGGCGTGTACCACGGTGACCCGCTGCTCGGCGGTCCCGGCCTGCTGCTCGGCGATCGCGATACGGCGATGATCGCCGATGGCATTGACGACCACGTCGACACCTTCACCGACATGGCGACCTATGACATGGGCGGCGGCAGTTTCACCGTCGAGTGCCTGATCAAGCCCGCGACGCTCAGTGGCACCCGCGGCATCGTCCGCAAGTCGAACGGCCTCGAGTTCGCCGGGGGTGCCGAGGGCTGGGCGCTTGAGCAGACCGGCAACCTACTCCGCTTCTGTCGCGGTACCGCCACCGTGAGCGCCACGATCCTCGCCGGCGAGGTCTACCACGTCGCGGCGACCTACTCGATCACCACGGGCGCCCTCACCCTCTGGCTCAACGGCAATCCGGTCGCCTCGAATCTCGGGGCCGGGACGACGCCCTACGCCGATAGCTTCAACCTGGAATTCGCGCCGGATCGGGCAGCCGTCCGGCGCGCGCGCGCGATCGCCGAGCCGCGCGACGCAGTGCCGGTCGACTACTTCCATGCGCACTACTTCGCCGTCGGCTACTTCACACCGGGATATTTCACCCTCTCGATCACCGTCGGGGTCGGCGGCGCGATCGTGCCGTTTCTCTTCGCGGTGCCGATCGTGGTCGAGCCGACCGAGGGCGTCGGCGCGGGGATCGTGCCGTTTCGCTTCGCGCTCGCCAGTGACGCAACGGTGGGCGGGCGCTTCGCCGGGACGCTGGACGACGTGGCCCTCTATCCCACCGCGCTCAGCGACGAGCGCCTTGCCGTCCACTACACGGCGGTCCAGGCGGTGGGCGGCTGGGCGGTGCGGCGCACCTCGAACCCGGCCAGTCACTACCGCGAAGTGCTGCAGGGACCGAGCAACGCGCGGCCCGTGCCGGATGAGCGTCTCGATCTGGCCGAGTTCGAAGCGTGGCACCGCGAGTGCGCGTCCAATGGACGCTCCCATAACCGCGTGATCGATTTCCCGACGACGGTCTATCAGCTCCTGCGGGAGATCGCCGCCTGCGGCCGGGCCACGCCCACCATGAACGATCTGAAATTCGCGACCGTGCGCGACCTCGCCCAGACGGTGCC